AAGTAACCATTGCGGCTACCAAAGATGGATTAGATGATACAATAAAAATATTTAAAGTTGAAGGTGGGGCAGATGGTACTGATTCAGTTCAAGTAATTCTTAGTAACGAATCACATACATTAGCTGCACAACCAAATGGTACGGTAATCTCATTTACAGGCGCTGAATCAGATGTAACTGTATTTGAAGGTATTACAGATAAAACTTCGGCTTATACAATTAGTAGAACAAATGGTACGGGAGTATCAACAAATCTTTTAGGAAATAGTGGTAACTATTCAGCTGGAAATTCTCAAGCAACTGTAGATGTAACAGGAATGACTCACGATAGTGGTTCTGTTACAATCAATGCGGCTAGTGGTAGTGTTAGTATCGATAAGATAATGAGTTTAACCAAAGCTAAGCAAGGACAAGATGGTGATAAGTTTGCTGATACTTCAATTACAACAACAATAAACTTAACAACATTATCAGTAAATGATACACTAACATTTACAGCAGATACTGGATTAGCTTGGACTGCGGGATTAACAGCAGTTCTTTCTAAAGATAGTTCTAATTTTGTTAATGGTACGGTAAATTCATATAACGCAGCTAATGGTGCGATGTCGTTGAATGTAGATACAATTACTGGTGGTGGTTCATACACAACTTGGTCATTAAATGTTGGTGGTGTAGCAGGTCCGCAAGGTTTAAGTGGAGCTAATGCTAAAAATATTGTAGCATCTGTAGATTCGCAAGTATTCTCATTCCTAAGTGCGAGTGATAACACTGCAGAACCAACATCTGTTATATTCTCATTCAATCAACAAAACTTAAACAACGCTACGATTGGTAGTGGTGATATCACAATTACAGGCGCTGATGGAACAAACATCACTAACTTTAGTTTAGATAATAATGATGTTGATTCTAACTTTAGTGGTATTGTAAGTGGTAGTTTATCATTCTCAGCAGCAACCAATTCTGGTGGTTTAGGTTCTGATAAAGATAAATTACCTGTAACTATCTCAGCAACTAAAGATGGTTTAACAGATTCAATAAAAGTATTTAAAGTAGAGGGTGGTACGGCAGGTTCTGATGGTACAGATGCAGTTACTACTTTCTTAACCAATGAAGCTCACACTTTCGCAGCTGCAAATAACGGAAACATTGTATCTTTCAATGGGGCGTTTACCGATATGGAAGTATTTCAAGGAGTTACTAATGTAACATCCAACTATGTAATTTCATCTTCTAATGGAACTGGTGTAACGGCAACAGATAGTGGTAAAAGAGTTACTATAACGGCATTATCACACGATAGTGGTAGTGTACTTATAACTGCAACGAGTGGAAGTACACAATTAACTAAAACTATGAGTTTAGTTAAATCTAAGCAAGGAGCGCAAGGACTTGCTGGTGATGATGCTAAGATGTTAACAATCACATCTGATTCACCTGTATTCTCATTTGCTTCATCATCCTCATCAACAGCAATCGATAATACTATAGAATTAGTAATTAATCAACAAAATTTAAGTGCTACTATTGATACAAATGATTTAGTAATCAAAGATGCAGGTGGTAACCCATTAACAAATCCTACATTAGCACCTTCATCATTAACTAACAATACTGGATTGGTTAGTGGTTCTATTACATTTAGTGGAACTGTTGGTGGTGATAAAGCTAAATTACCATTAGAGATTACAATTACTCAAGATGGATTAGAAGATAGTTTAAAAATATTTAAAGTAGAAGGTGGTTCAGATGGGGCCGGTGGAGTAGATGCAGTAAATGCGTTCTTATCTAACGAATCCCATACTTTCCCTGCAGATTCAACTGGAGCTATAGCATCATTTGATGGTGGTTCAACAAAAATAGATATATTTGAAGGGGTAACAGATGCCACAGGTAATTATGCACTTTCAGGTACAGGTTCTTTAGGTGTTACCTTTACTCAAAGTACAGATACATTTAACATAACCGCTATGGGACACGATAGTGGTTCGTTAACAATAACAGCAGTTAGTTCAAGTACATCATTAGTTAAAACAATGTCGTTAACAAAAGCACGACAAGGTTCGGATGGTTCAGATGGAACTGATGCAAAATTATTAATTGGTAGTTTAAGTTCTCCTGTATTTACTTTCCTAAGTGCTAGTGATTCTACATCAGACCCATTATCAATTGAGTTTAGTTTCCAACAACAAAATTTAAGTGGTTCGGGTGGATACCAAACAATATTCAGAAGTAATATAGATATAAGAGATAGTGCTAATAATGAGATAACTAATTATGGGTTTGATAGGAATGATGTTACAAATGGAACAGGTATCGTTAGTGGTTCTATTACATTCGCAAATGCATATAATGCTGGTGGTATAAATGGTGATAAAACTAAATTTCCAATAACGATTACAGCAACCAGAAGTGGGTTATCAGATACGGTAAAAATATTTAAAGTTGAAGGTGGTACAAGCGGTGAAGATGGAACATCAGCAGTAACGGCATTATTAACTAATGATTCACATACCTTACCAATAGCAGCTGGTGGTGGTTCGGTTATTTCATACGCAGGAGCAGATACAGATATTGTAGTATTCCAAGGAACATCTGATGTTACAAATACTTATACTATAAATACTGGTTCTGTTTCATCTCATATCACAACAACTACAAGTGGTGATACTGTAACCATTACAAATGCAACAACTCCATATAGTGGTTCGGTTGTAATCACAGCAACATCAGGTTCTACTGTATTAAGTAAAACAATGACAGTTTCAGCAGCACAACAAGGTTCTGATGGAACGCCTGGTGAAAACGCTAAAACAATAACATTAACATCAGATACTCAAACATTCGCATTTGATGATTCAACAGATACTTCAGCAACACCAACATCAGCAGTTTTCTCAATAAATCAACAAAATCTTAGTGGAGCTATTGCAGGAACTGATATTACAATTACTAAATTAGGTAGTAGTGGTACAATCAACACACCAACAGTTAGTGGTACAATTACAAATGGAACAGGTACACGAACATTTACACTTCCATTCTCATCTTTATCAAAATCAGATTTACCATTATCAGTATCGGTAACTAAAGATAGTGTAACTGATACTACACAGATTATTAAAGTAGAAGGTGGAGCAAATGGTGTATCCGCATTACAATATTTATTAACCAACGAAGCACACATAGTACCAGCATCTTCAGCTGGGGTTGTATCATCTTATACAAATAGTGGAACTGAAATATATGTTTATGAAGGTTCTACGGAATTAGATTACGATGGAAGTGGAACAACTGCGGCCCATTGGAAAGTTGGTACACCTACTGTATCACCTGCAGGAAAAATAACTGTTGGTTCTATAACAGATGGTGGTAATTACGCAGTAGTTGGAAATCACTCATCTATGAATAATAGTACCGATTCCGTAACTATTTCATATCCAATTAGTGGTAAAACCGCAGATGGTACTAATTTCAGTTTTACTAAAACTCAAACTATAGCAAAATCCAAAGCAGGTACAGATGGAACGCCTGGTGATAACGCAAAATTATTAGCTTTAAGTGCAACTTCCCAAACATTCGCATTTGATGATTCAACTGATACTTCTGCAACTCCATCACCTATAACCATATCTGTAAATGCACAAAATCTAAGTGGTGGTGCGATTGCGGCATCTGATATCACAATCACTAAAGCGGGTGGTGGTACAATCACAACACCAACGTTAAGTAGTGATAGTTTTGATTTAACGTATGACCACGGAGCAAGTGCTGCCGCTGGAAAAGTTGTAGCAAAAACTGATTTACCTATTACGATAGCAGCATCAAAAGATTCTCAATCTGATACAATTACAATATTCAAAGTAGAGGGTGGGCTTGCTGGAGCAGATGCATATACTGTATTCTTAACAAACGAATCTCATACATTCCCTGCAGCAGCAAATGGTGATGTAGATAGTAATGATTTAGCAGCAGGTGCAGCTGAGGTTAGAGTATTCAAAGGAACT